GATCCGCCCCCCGGTAATGATCCGCCTCCCGGTAATGATCCTCCACCTGGTGATGACCCTATTACCTTACCAAGTTCAACTGCTCAAGAAATTGCTAATGCTTTAATAGAAAGAGGTCTAGGTAGCACTGCTGATTTTTTCTTACAAGGAAGTACAAATCTTGATGATATAATTGCAAGATATGGTGGTGATGAATCTTTTATGGATTTAGTTAATCGTTATGATCCAACAACAATGCCTGAATTTACAGGTAATATTACCTACAATCCATACAATCAAGATTTTGGTGATGGAACTGGAAGAAATCAAGTTGTTTACTTAGATCCTACAACAGGTAAGGCTGCTATGGGTCTTGCATCAGAGGTAAATGCTCTTTATCCAGGAATTGAAACATTTGCTGGGATAGATGCATTTCGTGCTGCAAATCCTGACTCTACTTTATTTGATCCTATTGTTGATACAACTGTTGAAGAAACAGTTACACAACCAACAACAGATGCAGGTGTTAACTATGAGCAACTTTACAATGATTTATTAGCTCAACAAAATCAACCTTCTAGTCAAACAGGTTCTGGAGATATGAGTGGGTTATTTGGCCTTATAAACTCAATGTTTAGACAACCTAGCTATAATTATGGCGGTGGTATGGGTTATGGTAATCCTTTCTTTAGTGGTATGGGTTATGGTTATGGTATGAATCCTTATGCAGGTGGCATTGGTTCTTTCTACGGCAATATGGGTAGTGGTTTCTCACCTTCAATGTATGGTTCACCTTTCTTTGGGGGTTATGGAGGATCTAACTACAATCAATTGCCTTACAATCCTTATTCAACACTTTATAATCAATATACTTCACCTGGTTTTACTGGTGATATGTATACAACAGATTATCAAAATTATTTAAATACACCGTTTGAAGGTCAAAAATATTCACAAGATTATCAAGATTATTTAAGTACAAATAATCCTACTATGTATGATAATATTTTTGGAACAATGTAATGCCAAAAGCTACGGTAGCAACGGTAGAACAAAAAATTGATTTACATGTTGATGCATGTAGTGAACGATACGATGCAATAGATAAAAGACTTTATAGAATAGAGTTTATATTAATTGGTGCTTCAGCAAGTGTAATAGGGTTATTATTAAAGTTAGTAATGGTTTAAAAGGGAGATAAATATGATAGGTCAATTAATTACTCAAGGAATTCCAGCTGCTGCTAGTTATATTGGTAATAAATTTGGTTCTTTTTTTAACGATGCAGCTTCTGCTTATGCAAGATCAGGCATGACAACTCCATACGGCAAAGTACCTACTAATTATCAAATGTTTCCTACTAATTATCGAATGTATTCAGGATATGGTGGTTTAGGGTTACCTAGCAGAATGCCATCTTCTATTAGTGGTTTTGGTGATCCTGGTTATTTTATATCCGCGGGTAGGCCCGGTGATGCTGCTGATATAGAGGTATTAAGGCGAGTATTAAACGAAAAACAATTTCAAGAACACATGTCAAACCTTCCAGAGTATAATCCTAATTCTGAATTTGACTTAGGGCGGTTTCAAAAATACATGTCACAGTTTCAAAATGAAGAACCTAGATTTGCAAGTAGACAAGATTATGATCAGCCTCAAATAACTGATATAGATATTTTTGGAACTTTATTATAATGACTATTTCAAGAGCTCAAATGAATAAACAAATACAAAACTCAACCAAAATAAAAAAATTTAATATGGGTGGATTAGTAAGTTATAATGGTAAAACTATAAAACCAGGGTCAAGATCTGGAAATATAGGTTGTGGTGCAATAGCTCCTGGTAAAAGAAAATTTACTAAAATAGGGTAATGAAATGGCAGTTAGTAATAGCAAAGATTTTGAATTAGATGTTGCTGAATACGTTGAAGAAGCATTTGAAAGATGTGGTCTACAATTACGAACTGGCTATGATTTAAAAACAGCTCAAAGAAGTATAAATCTTATGTTAGCTGATTGGGCTAATAGAGGTCTAAATCAATGGACTGTAAAAGAAAAAGTTCAGACACTTACAAAAGGTCAAACAACTTATGATTTGCCAGAAGGTGCAATTGATGTTTTAGGAGTTGCTAGTCGTAAGGTTGTAAATGGTAAAGATACGGATACAATTATACAGTCAATTGGTCGTAAAGAGTATTTACAAATACCTGATAAAACAGACGAAAGTACACCTAGTCAATATTTTGTAGATAAACAAATTTCTCCTCAAATAAAAATATGGCCAACATCAAACAATAATAACGATAAAATTGTTTATAATTATTTAGAAAGAATTGATGATGCTGATTACGGTTCAAATACTATGCAAGTACCTTTTAGATTTTATCCTTGTTTAACTAGTGGTCTTGCTTATTATTTGTCTATGAAAAGAGCTCCTGAAAGAACACAACTACTAAAAGCTGTTTATGAAGAAGAGTTTAAAAGAGCAGCAGAGCAAGATGAAGTAAGAGAAAGCTATCAAATAAGACCTTCTATGCGTAGCTATAGGAGGCTTTCATGACTTATGCCACGGGTAAAAAAGCTTTTGGACAATGCGATAGATGTGGTCAAAGATACTATTTAAAAGAATTGCATAAAGAATGGAATGGTTTAAAGACATGTCCAAGCTGTTGGGAACCAAAACAACCTCAGCTAGAATTAAGAGTTAATGTTGTTGATCCAGAGGCTTTATACGAACCTAGACCAGATAAAGACATATCTGCGGGTGAAGGTGTAGTAAAAACAAGCAAAGTAAACGCTTTTACAGATAAAACATTTGATCCTATTGGTTTTGCATTTTCTGTATCAGCAATAGATGCAAATGTTGGTACAGTTACGGTGGTAATAACATGACATTAGATGAATTAAAAACATTAGTACAAAATTATACACAAAACGATGAAACTGTTTTTGTAAGCACAATAAACGATTTTATTAAAAATGCTGAAGAAAGATTGTTAGAGTTAGTTCAAATTAATGTTTTTAGAAAAACTGCTAATGGTACAAGCACTGCTGGTAATAGATTTTTAAAAGGACCAGAAGATTATTTAGCTTCTTTTTCTTTAGCTGCAATAGATGCAAATGGTGATTATCATTATCTTGATAAAAAACATCCATCATTTATTCAAGCATATGATTATGACCCAACACAAACAGATTTAAGGGGAAGACCAAAGTATTATGCAGATTTTGATGCTGGCAGTAATACAGAAAATGAAGACAATACATTTTTACTTTCACCTACTCCAGATGTTGATTACACAATGGAATTAAATTATTTATATAGACCACCAAGTTTGACTGTTAATACATCTGGTACTTTTTTATCAGAAAATTCTAGAAATGCTCTTTTGTACGGAACATTAATTGAAGCATATATTTTTATGAAGGGAGAACCTACCTTACAACAAGAATATGAAAAAAGGTTTGCAGAAGAAATATCAAGACAAAAAAACTTATTTGAAGGTAGAGATAGACGTGACGAATATCGTTTTGATAGTTTAAGAATAGAGGTGACTTAATGTTTACAGAAGAAATAGGAACACAAACTGGAACAGTTAATGTAATAACAACTAATAATAAGGGGCTAGATATTGATCATTGGGCTAATAGAGCAACCAATCACATTATCTCAGTTTCCCAAGATGCTCCGCCTGCAATACGAGACCAGGCAGAAGCATTTAAAGAAAATGTCCACAAAGTGTTGAGATATTATATGCAACAAGCTATATTGTCTGAACGTACGACTATTTGTGGTACATTGTCCCAAGAGGGACATGATGACCTCGCTGAAATTATAAGGAGAATGTAATATGGCCATAACTCAAGCAATGTGTACTAGCTTTAAAACTGAAATTTTACAAGGTGTGCACAATTTTACAAACGGATCAGGAGGTGGATCAGCTGGAACAGGTGCAACATTTAAACTTGCATTGTATACTTCCTCAGCAACATTAGGTGCCGCAACTACTGCATATGCAACAACTAATGAAACAACAGGAACAGGATACTCTGCTGGTGGTAATTCACTAACAAATGTAACACCAACCTCTTCAGGAACAACAGCTTTTACAGATTTTGCTGACACAACTTTTAGTACCTCTACAATTACAGCTAGAGGCGCTTTAATATATAATTCAACACAATCTGATAAAGCAGTAGCAGTTCTTGATTTTGGTTCTGATAAATCATCAAGTTCTGGAGATTTCACCATTCAATTTCCTACTGCCGACTCGAGTAACGCTATTATAAGAATAGCTTAAAGTTTAATGGCAATAGTTGTTAAAGATAGGGTAAAGGTTTCAACCACTACCACTGGTACTGGAACAATTACGCTTGGTTCCGCAGATCCTGGTTTTCAAACATTTTCAGTTGTTGGTGACGGAAATCAAACATACTATGCAATTACGTCTGGAAATAACTTTGAAGTTGGTATTGGTACTTATACACATAGTGGAACGACTTTAAGTAGAGATACAGTTTTAGAAAGCTCTAATTCAGGAGCAAAAATAACATTAGCAGGTACATCAACAGTCTTTACAACTTATCCTGCTGAAAAATCATCATTTAGAAATGTTGGTATTGCCAGAGATTATACTGCAAGTGGTTCAATAACAGCAGGCAAGCCATTAATTCTAAACGCTGATAATACTGTTACACAAGTTGGTACAACAACTGTTGCTTCAGGATTAGGAACATTATCTACAAATACTGTTAGTAATGCAGAAGAAGGTCAAGTTGCAATGGGTGCAACTAATCAATTTGTAAATTTATATAGAGTAGCAAATACAACTAATATGTATTTAACACCTAATACAATTTCATCAACTGATTTAAAAACAATAACTAGAGGTACAACTGCTAATTTTGATGCTGGAAAAGAAAGAAATGCAGGTATAATTTATGAACCAAACCAAGATAAATATGTGGTGATTGCATTAAATAGCAGTGATTATCTAACTGCTACAACTGTTACTTTTAGTGGTACAGGTTCAAGTGCTACATTAACACTTGGTACACAAACTGTAATAGATTCTAATGTGTGGTCAGGAGGTGGCTTTACAAATGCTAATATAACTTACGATACAACTGCACAAAAAATTGTAGTATCAGGAACAAAATCAGGAGCAAATAATGGAATTTGTATTGTAATTAATTTAGATGGTACAACTTTTACTCAAGGTAGTAGAACAACTATACCTTTAAGCTCAACAAGTTTATACGCATCTGATGGAGGTATTTTATGTTCTTATTCTTCAACAGCAAATAAAGTGGTATTTTTACATTGTGAAAACAGTCAAAGTGATAGCACAGCAATTAATTATACAAATGTAGGTACAGTATCAGGAACAAGTATTTCTTTTGGTTCAGCTCAAGCTGTAGGAAATCCAGTAGATACTGGTTACTCTAATATGTGTTTAGATACTACTTTAAGCGTAGATAATAACGGTGTAATTGTAATTACTTATTTATCTCAATCTTACGCTTTATACTCACAATCAGCTACATTAAGCGGCACTACTTTAACATGGGGAAATACATCACAAATATCTAATATAACTGTTTTAAATGGTGCTTTTGGAGAATGTGGAAGTGTTAAAATAGCAAGTGGCAAAACTATAATTGTAAGAGCAACTAAGTCTGACAGTCCATCAAATGCTAACAAAGGTATTTTTTGTGTAATTACAGTATCAGGCACAAGTGTTACGAATGGTTCAGTACAAGAATTTTCCTCATCAGCTACACGCTATCCAAATGTAAGTAGTAATTATTCTAAAACTCAAGCTTTAATTAATTTTGGTTCAGGTAGTGAAAATAATATTATATTTCAAGAATCTGCACAAACAGGTGAATCTAACCTAACTAATGATAATTACTTCGGTATTGCATCTTCATCAGCAAGTGATACGGCAGCAGTAGGAGTAAATAGGCCAGGATCTATAAACATAGATCAAACAGGATTAACAGCAGGTAAAGATTATTACGCAAAAGATGATGGTACTATTATTGAAAGAACAACCACATCAACTACAACTAATACATTTGCGACTGCAACAATAGAATCTTTAACAACTGTAAATCCTTCTGCAAGTCAAAAAATAGATATAATTTATGATACGCATAATGATAAAGTATGGGCTTATTCAAAGGATAGTGATAATTCTAATTATCCAACGGTTGTTGTAGGAGATATTTCATCAGGAACAAGTATTACATGGGGAACACCTGTAACTGTTACAAGTAATTCTTATGCTCCAACAGGCATTCAATCACAAAGAAATTTAGCAAGTGATGGAGCAGGAAATATACTTGTTGCTTATAGAGATACATCTAACGATTATGCAAGGGTAAAAGTTGGTAATTATTCTGGTACTAACAGTGCAACTTTTGGAAATGAGTTACAACCAGATAATATTAGCGCATTACAGACAATAGACATTGGTTACTGCTCATCGGCTAATTTGTGGTATATGTTCCATGGCAATAGCACATCAACTAAATGGGTATTGATGAAACAGAATAGTGGTAATAAAAACTTTGATAGTTCTGATGTAGGAACATTACATACTGGTAATGCAACTGGTATAAACAATGTTTATACTACTAATAATAAAATAATTGTTGGATTAGATGCGACAGGTAATGGCAAATTTTATGTTTGTAATACGAGTGCAGATGGATCAACAAATACTGGTTATACTTTAAATATAGGAACAGTACAAAATATAACTATCACAAACAATAGTAGTGCAGATGGTCGATTAAAAATAATAACAGATACAACTAATAATAATTATATTTTAATAGATAGCACTGGTTCAACTGGTATGAATTGTTCTGTTATTACAGAGAGTAGTGGATCATTAACACAGTCAACTCCACAGGGTGTTGCTAGCAGTAGTGGTACAATGGCAGGTAATACAGCTTTCTATAATCCTAGCGATCAAAAATTTTATGGAGCATATCAAGTACACACAAGCCCTTATGCTTGTAAAAATTATTTACTAACTGTATCTGGTACAACTTTTACTTTTGTTGATGGTGTTGATATGCCAAATGCAGATGATCGAGGTCTATGGACACAAGGTATTTATATTGCTGATATAACTAAGGGTGTTTTTGTAGGTCAAACTAATAATGGTTACGATTTGTTAACAGCAATAATGAATATTAACTCAACAACTTCAACCACAATTAACGCATCTCAGTTTGTCGGTACAGCACGATCAGGAACAGATTTAGAATTAGCAGAACCACCAACAGAATTAGTTGGAATAGCGAATGGTTCTATTACTAAAGGTAATGCTGTAGTGGTTAGAAGCGATGGTGATTTTGAAACAATTAAACTTGTGACCTCTACTCCAGTTACAAACACAGGTACAGCCTCGCAAGGTTCTTTAGGAAATATTGACCCTTATACGCAAGATATGTTTTGCATGGCAGTAGCTTCTGATGGGGTTACTTATTGCTTTACATATCAAAATTCAACAAACAACTATCAAGCTTGTAAAATTGGCACAAGGTCAGGCGAAACTATAACGTGGGGTAGTGAAATAACTTTATCTACAGATACAAGTTCTGATTCTCATTTCTGCTCTTATGATGCAAATGCAAATGTTTTTATAACATCTTATGCGACAGGTAATACAATTAAATCTACTGCTGTATCTTTTTCAGGTAATGCAGGAACAAAAGGCACAGAAGTTACAATGATGGACTTAGGTAGTTCTTCAGGTAGTCCACAATATCATTATCAACATTGGTACGACTCAACCAATAAAGTTACTGTATGTTGGGCTAATGGTGGTGTAAGCGGTAATGACACAAATAGAAGTTCAGCAGTTACATTAAATTTATCAGGAACAACAATAAATTTAGGTACTTTATATGAAAATTCATCAGCAGGTGGTGATTTTCAAAAAGGTTGTGATATTACAGGTGGCAAACACGTTTGCTATTGGAAAAATTCTAGTGGCTATGCAAGTGTAATGACAATGACTGTAGCTAGTGATTATTCTATTACTTGGGGAACACCATTAGTTATAAACAGTTCTAATGCAGGTTTTTGTAATCCTATATATAACCCTAATTACGAAAATAAAGTTATACTTGCAGGAAAAATAAAAACTTCTAATAATTATTTTAGTTATGCAGGTTTAACCATTAGTGGAACATCAATAACAGCTTCTAATTTTTCTGATGGAAACATTAATAACGCATCATCTTATGTAGAATCAGGCGGTAACGTAGGTGTTTATTCAAATTATAGTGGAAATTATTGTTTTGTTTATCAAACATATAGTCCATATTATTCAACATATAGGTTTGCCACAACAACTGATGGATTGTCATTAACAGTAGCAGCAGCAGTAACAACAAGCGGACATGGTAACAATCAATTTTATGCAGGAGCTGTTGCAAGTGATGTTGATGCTGTTGTTGTTGAAAATCATAGAGATGGCGCAAATACTCAAATGGTTTATTATTGTTTTAATCCAACTTTTTCTTTTACTACAACATCACAAGCAACAAATTTAACAACTAATAATTTCTTAGGTTTTGCTCAACAGACTGTCGCAAATAGAGAAGATGTTAAAGTTGCAATAATAGGTCAAACTGATAATAACCAATCGTCATTATCAACAGCTACACAATATTATCTAAATAACACAACAGGAGCCTTACAATCTACAGCAGACAATATCTCAGTCGTAGGTGGTACTGCTTTATCTAGTACAAAAATTTTAATTAAATCATAAGGAGACCAAAATGCAAACAATAGTAAGAAATGGAACAAACATTAGTCTTTATTATTATTCAGATAGTAAAACTATAGATATTGGTTCTGATTCAACAACAATAAGTGATAGCGGTACACCTGAATTAATTATTTCAGATTGTGATACAAGCAACGCAACATTACATCAAGGTGTAGATGCTAAATCAGATTATTGGGGTTGGAAATACAAACATGATGGTTCTTCATGGTCAACTAATGCAGATTTTAAAGGTAGTAATAACCTTTCATCTAATATTAATGACTCTGTAACAACTATTCCTGTTGGTAATTCAAATCCATTTACAGCGTCTGGTACTGTACAAATAGGTGATGAAAAAATTACTTATACTGGAGTAGACGGAACAAATCTTACAGGTTGCACTAGAGGAGCTGAATCAACAAGTGCTGCAAGTCATACCTCTAATGATATTGTAGAGCAAATATAAAAAGAATAATAAATGTCCTATGGATTTGCTACATATGCTCAAGATACTTTTTCTTCTCCAGGAGTAACAGATGTAAATGTATCTGTTACAGGATTTTCTTTAACATCTTCTTTAGGAACTGCTTCTGCTGGTGAATTTGTAACTGTATTGCCTACAGGTGTTCAAGGACAAACACAACTCAATAGTGTAACTACTCTCTTTAGTAGAGTAGATGGTGTTTTTGGAGTACAAGCAGCTTTCCAAACAATAGGGCCTTATTCAGTTCAAGCTGTTGGAAATGAAACTGTATTTGTTACTGGTAATAGTATTGCTGCTACAGCATCTTTAGGTAATGAATCAATAATATTAGGTCCTAGTATATTTCCAAGTGGAATTGCAATGGCTTCAGCTCTTGGTGATGAGTCATTAAGTGTTGGAATAACTGCTAAACCAAGACAAAATGAAACATTTAAAGTAAAAGTTAGTGGTAATGAAGGTTTAGGAAACAAATATTACATTGATGGTAATTTTGCTACAAACTTTACTAATTTTAACATGCCAACAGCTTTTCATGTTGGTTTTACTTATGTGTTTGATCAAACGGATAATTCAAACAACAATCATCCGTTAAGATTATCTACAACTCCTAATGGAACATGGAATGGTGGCGTTGAGTATACAGATGGTGTAGTTAAATCTGGTACACCTGGATCTACAGGATCAACACAAATAACTATAACAGAATCAACTCCTTCTACTCTTTATATATATTGTACTCAGCATTCTGGTATGGGAATGGCTATATCTATTTTACCAAGTGTTAATTTAGGAATGACATCTTCACAAGGAAGTGTTAGTGTAAGCACTGGTGTTGGTGTATTCCCAACAGGGGTAAACACAACAGGAGATATTGGTTTCGTTCAAATGAACTTTGGTTCTGATATATTCCCAACAGGACTAAGTATGACAGGAAGTGTTGGCAATATATCTCTTTGGCAAGAGGTAGATACAAGTCAAACTCCAAATTGGACAAGGATTGCTGCATAATGGCTACATTTAGTAATTTAGGTATAAAATTAATTGGCACTGGTGAAGAATCAGGTACTTGGGGTACAAGTACAAATACAAATATGGAATTATTAGACCAAGCAATATCTGGTTATGTTAGTCATGCACTATCAGATGCTAATGCAACTTTAGCTATTTCTGATGGTTCAAGTTCAACTGCAAGAAATAAATATATTAATTTTACTGGAACTTTATCAGCAGAAAGAACAATAACTTTAAGCCCAAATGATTTAGAAAAAACTTGGTATGTAAAAAATGCTACAACAGGCGGTTTTAGTTTAGTATTTAAACAAGGTTCATCTGGAACAACAGTAACAGTACCAAATGGTATAACAGCTATGATTTTTTCTGATGGTCTTGGAGCAACAAACGGTAATATAAAAAATGGTATAGGAACTCTTTTAACAGAAGGCGTTATTCCAGATGCCGATAATACACGTGATTTAGGTTCTGCAACAAATGAATGGAAAGATTTATACATTGATGGCATTGCTTACTTAGATCAAGTTGATATTGATTCTGGAACTATAGATGGTGTAGATGTCGGTTCTAATGCACCTGCTACTAATTTAACAGTAGACAATGTTAATATTAATGGAAATGATATACAATCTACAACAAATCAATTAGCTTTTGTTACAGGTGGTTCAGCTGAAAGAATACGAATAGATAGTTCAGGTAACATATTCTATGGTGGAAGAACAACAACCAGTGCTACAACTAATGCAACATCTTTTTTAGATACAGATACAACATATAAATCTTTTCAAGGTAGTGGTACACCACACATGACATTTTTAAATGGTGCAACAACTGTAGGCACTATTACAAATAATGGTACAAATGCGTCTTACAATACAACTTCTGATTACAGAAAGAAAAATGAGCTTGGTTATATAGAAGACGCATGTGAAAGATTAATGAGCCTTAGACCTATTTTATACGAGTTTAAAGGTATTATTAATCCTACAAAACAAGAAGGTTTTATAGCTCACGAAGTACAAGAAATTGTACCTAGTGCAGTAACCGGTGACAAGGACGCTGTTGATCCAGTAACAGACGCACCAATTTTACAGCAATTAGATCAATCTAAGCTGGTTCCTTTACTTACTCAGGCATTAAAAGATGCCCTCTGGAAAATCGAAAAACTCGAAGAGAAAGTGGAAGAATTAGAAGATGCCGTTAGCAAAGTTTAACTTTAGACCAGGAATAAACAAAGAAACAACAGATTACACAAATGAAGGCGGCTGGACTGATGGCAATCTTGTTCGTTTTCAAGCTGGTTTACCACAAAAAATAGGCGGATGGGAAAAATACTCTGACAATGAATTTGTTGGTAGTTGCAGAACTTTGTTTGAGTGGTCTGATTTTGATGGCAATCAGTATGTAGGTGTAGGAACTAATCGTAAATTTTATATTTTAAATGATGGTATTTATTATGATATTACGCCGTTAAGAGCTACACAAACTGTAAATAATCCTATGACAACAAACGGAACAACATCTGTAAGGTTTACAGTTCCTAGTCACGGTTGTGCAACTGGTGATTTTGTAACTATATCTGGCCTTTCCGGACCTGTTGATGGTATTCCAATAACAGAAATTAATGCAAATCATACGGTAGCTGTTGTAGATTCTAATAATTTTGATATAACAGTAAGTACGACTGCTTCTGGTTCGACTTCCAATACTGGAGGCTCTCTAACATTTAAATTTGAAATTCCTGTAGGAGAAGACCAACAATCCTTATTAGGTGGTTGGGGAGCTAGCACATGGAATGCTGGTGCTTGGGGTTATGGTACTCCTTCTGCTGAATTTAGGTTATGGAATCAGGATAACTACGGTGAGGATCTTATTATTAATAATAGGGGTGGAGCTATTTACAAATGGGATGAGTCTGGAGGGACGACTTCCCGTGCCACCATCATTACGTCTGACGCAAGCGCAAATCTCGCACCAAACAAAGCCAATCAAATTATCGTATCTGAAAGAGATGGGCATGTAATAGCATTAGGTGTAGACCCTATATCAGGGTCTTCAAGGACAGGAACAATAGATCCTATGGTAATAGGAATATCTAATCAAAACAGTGCTGTAGATTGGGAAATAAGAACAGATGGTACATCTACAGCTGATCAAATAGAATTAAATTTAGGCTCAGAAATTATTGGTGGTCTACAAACAAGACAAGAAATATTAGTTTGGACCGACATCGCACTGTTTTCATTGCGATTCGTAGGCGGACCCCTTCCCTTTACCACTTCTCTCCTCGCTAGGGGTCCGTCGATTTTAGGCCCTAATGCTTCTGTTAATGGAGCTGATGCAACATTTTGGATGGATAAATCTAATTTCTATGTATACACAGGTTCTGTCCAAACCTTGCCATGTTCTGTTAAAGAGTATGTTTTTGGTGATCTTAATTATGACGAACGATATAAAATATTTGGTTTTTCTAATCAAACATTTGACGAAATAGGATGGTTTTATCCGTCTGCTGGTTCTGCTGAAATAGATAGATATGTTACTTATGATTATGTGCAAAGAACATGGTCTATAGGTAAATTAGAAAGAACGGCTTGGATTGATTATGGTATTTATCAAAAACCAAGAGCAGCTCAAGGATCTTCTAGTGGTTATATATATTCTCATGAAACTGGTTTTGATGATGATGGTTCTCCAATGGATGGTGTATTTATACAGTCTGGAGATATAGACATACAAGACGGTGAGCAGTTTGCTTTTGTTAGTAGGGTTATACCAGATTTTAAGTTTATAGGTATAGATGGAGCAGGTCCACAAACTGTTGATTTACTTGTAAGAATGCGTGATGCTCCAGGTGGATCATTAGTAACAGACGCTACTGTAGCTGTTGACTCATCAACACAAGTTAAAAATATTAGAGGACGCGGTAGACAAATTGCTTTAAAAGTATCTAGTCATAATGATAATTCTGTTAATACAGCAAATAGATTAGGTGTAGGATGGAGGCTAGGTTCTACACGATTAGATGTTAAGCCAGATGGGAGACAATAGTGCCAAGATTTGATATAAGACAAGCCTTTTCTTCTCTTCCTAGATTTAATCAAGAAGAGATAGATGCTAATACTTTAAACAGATTAGTTCGTACAATTGAACAAAATCTTTTTCAATTAGACTTAAACGTAGTACCGTCTTATACTACTGCACAAAGAAATAGTAGAAAATTTAGTCCAGGTGGGTTAATATTTAATACAACGGTGGAAGTACACCAAGCGTACGATGGCAGTGCTTGGAGAAATTTATATTTACCTGTGGTTTATCCGACAGGTTTAAGTTTAACAAGTTCCGTAGGAACAGTAACAGTGGTGACATCGTAATGAATTTTTTTGAACAAGTAATTGGATCAGCAATAAGTCCTGTGACATCAGGCATTCAAAATTTAGTTAATCCTTCTAATTTAGGTAATCTTGGCAATATGTATATTCAAGGCAAAATTATGAGTGGATTAGGCATGGATCAACAAGCATCTATGCAAGATAGAATGATGCGCAATTATATAGCAGATCAATTTTTAGGTGGTGGCATTGGTTCTTTGCAAGGAGCAAGCCCAATAGATGCAAGGACAGGTAGAACATTTCAAGCATTAGCAGGTAATCCAAACAAAGAGTCAATTAAAGCAGCTTATGGTTTTGCAGGTGTTGATGATGTTGAACTAATTAGAAAATATAATAAACTTTATGATAAAGATGGAAGACTTAAAAGAAAAAAAGGATTTTTATCAGGTAAAGATAAAGGTCAAAAACGGTTAAAACCAGAAGACATAAATCTTATGATGCTTATAGAAGCATTAAGAATGCCTGAAGATGTTGTAATTCAAGGTAAAAGTGATTATCAAAGAAGAGAAGATCAAGCAAGAGCAGATATTGCAAAACAATTTGGTGGTCGCTTTAAAACATATGATACAAGCTCTATGTATCCACAATATGCTCCACAAAGAGGTTACTCCGAAGGAGGTATAGCAAGCTATGCTAAAGGAGGCGAAAGTTTTCCAGATTTAAATAACGATGGTAAATTAACATATGCAGATATTTTAAAAGGTAGAGGTGTTGATTTAAGAGAAGGTGGAGAAGCTAGTGGTCCTGGCACAGGGACAAGTGATTCTATACCTGCAAGATTGTCAGACGGTGAATTTGTTATGACAGCTAAAGCTGTAAAAGCAGCTGGTGGTGGCGATAGAAAAAAAGGTGTTAGAGAAATGTATTCTTTAATGAATGATTTAGAGGCAATGGGATAATGACAACAAATACAAGTGCAGTACCAGCAGGTCAAGTTATACAACAATTAGATGATCCGTATCTTAGGGCTTTAAGAGAATATATTTTTAATACTGCTATGGGTTTTTCAGGACAACCACTTCCTATAGAATCTTTAGTAACTCAAATAGCACCTTTTAATCCATTAGAACAAAGTGCAATTGACATTGCTGCTGGTGGTGTTGGTTCATATTTTCCGTATCTTAGAAGAGGTGCAGGAATGTTTGAAAGTGCTGCTGACTATTTTCCAGAATCAGCAGCGTTAATTAGAGAATCTGTTCCTTACTATAACGAAGCAGTAAGTGGTTATAGAGACGCAGCCAATTTAGCAAGAAGTGGATTACAGCCAACTGAAAGAGGAATTTTTGAAGCAATTAATATGCTTAACGCTGGACTTGGTTCTTTTGATCAAAGAGCAGCTAACTTTTATATGAATCCATATGTAGATGCAGTTGTTCAAGATCAATTAAATGAAGTTGATAAATATTATGATCAACAAATAACAAATTTAGGAACAAAATTAGCTGGTTCTGGGCTTAGAGGTTCTGCAAGAGGTGGTTTGTTAGAATTAGAACTTGCTAAAGAAAAAGAAAAAAGAAGAAATGAATTATTAAACAGAGGTTTAGCTTCTGCTTATAATCAAGCACAACAACAATTTAATCTAGAACAAGGAGCTCTTCGAGCTGCTGCACCAGTTATGGCTAATTTAGGACAGGGTTTTGGAGCTGCTAGAAGTGGTCTTGCTGGATTATTAAATAATTTATCATCTAATGTTGGAAATGTTGGCGGTAACTTTTTAAGAACAGGAACAGCATTAATGGGAGTGCCAAGTGGCATTCAAAGTCTTGGTGGTGCAATGGTAAATCTTGGTGGTGCAGAGCAAGCGTTTAGAGGAAATGATATTGCAAATTTAACAAGCGCAGGTAGAACAGCTAGAGGTTATGAACAGGCTGTATTAGATACTCAAAGACAAAATGCTTTTGCGTTAGCTATGGAGCCTTATAATAGATTAAGTTATCTATCTGAGTTTGCTAGTCCAAATTACATGGGATCTGGTCAGGTAATGAGAATACAACAAGATCAAGCTGCAATGCCAAGTCCTTTTCAAGCAACTTTAACTAATATTCCTCCAGGTAGCCCTATTGCTGGCGGAGGATTTTTTGATTTTTTTAATTAAGGAGAATAATAAGTGAATAACCCACCTATTATAAAACCAAAAAATTCTATATTAAGAATGTTGCAAGGTTCTGGTCCTATTTTACCTACTCCTTCCAATATTGGTGCATTAGGATTGCTTGCACTAAATCAAAGTTTAACAAGTGATAAAGTACAAAAAAATATAGCTAAAGGAACAGAAAAAGCTCGTGGTACAAAAAACCCTTTAGTTTATGATTTAATTGATGATCCTATATTACAACCTAATAACATTCAAAAAGATTTAAATGCACTAACATCAGATTTAAAAAATGTAAAATCTCAACAACCAAAAAAAGAAGAATTAGTTAATGAAAAAGAAACTAATGCTGTAGAGGATATAGATGATTTTAAATCATGGATAAAACAAAATACTAAATTTGATGATGAAACAGGTGAATTGTCTTATGAAACAATTCAAGGAGAAAAAGTTCCTTTAGAAGATTCTCCTGAAACTAATGTATTATTATATGAAATTTTTAAACAAGAAACTGGACGTGGTGGAGAAGCATTAGAAGCTATTCAAAATTTAGATATTGAACAATTTCAACAAGCTCCAGCGAGTGCAAAATTTTCTGATAAAAATCCTTTTGATGATAAGTTTTCTAAAGATTTACAATCAATAAGAAAGAATATGGGTGTACCAAAAAATGAAAAAGACATAAGAGAGCAAATCCAAAATTTAGAACTGCAAGCTGCTCGTGGAATGGCTACACCAAGAGATGGTAGTTTCTTAACAGATGAATCAAGAAGAAACGCTGCTGTAATGGCAACAAGAGCAGAACAATTACGATCGCAATTGCCAGAATCAGATAAGCGAGATTTTTATTCCTACAGAAGAAAAGATAAATCAATGTTTGGTTTTGGTGATAAAGGTCAAAATGAATTTGTATTAACTCCAACTGGATTAACTCAAAGAGAAGTTTATGAGTTAACAAAAAACGGTGATTATGAAATAGGCCCAGCTGAACTTGCAAGAGAAATAAGAGGCGATGATATAGATAGGGAAGAAGAGTTTATGAGAAAAGCTATTCTTGCCGGTCGAGTACCAATGCCTGGTACACAACAACAGGTAGCTGAATCTAAACCAGCACAAGAAAAAGTTTTAATAGAAACAGAAGAACAAGTTCCTAATAACTTTAGGCATAAGGCTTTTGTTCCTGTAGAAATTAGTGGTCTTTATTCAAGAGGAAGTAAGGATAATTTAAAATTTAGAGTTAGAATGTTAGAAGATAAAAACACAGGAGAAGTTAAATATGTTCCTGATGTTAATTTAGCTCCTATTATAACAGAAATATACCAAGCTGAAAATTATGCTCAAGAATCTAAAGATGAAATTGGCATGATAAAAGATTTAGTTAGTGCAGACAACATTGGTTTAGCTCAAAGAGTAAATGATTTATCAAGATCAATTGCAGCTATTGCTGGTGTTGAAAGAATAGCTTTTGACGAAAATGGAAATCAAATAATGCCTACACCTGAAATTATTGCAAGGTGGGCAAAAAGATTTACGGCTCAAAATATTACAACTATTCTCGGAGAATCTAACAGAACAATATCCGACGCTGATAGAAAAAGAGCTGATGATATTGTAAATGTTTTAGGAACATTTACAGATGTAGCTGGAGCAAAATTAGCGTTAGAACAGTTAATAAATATTTTTGAAGCTCCTTCTAGAAATGCTAACTCTGCGTTACAAAGTTTATATGCTCAAGGAGAATCATCAGGGTATCTTGAAGACATAAAAGATATAGAGCGTTCTGTTTTAAATCAATTACAAAAAGGTGGGGGAGCCTTTTCAATTCCAAAATCAAGTGCTTTACAATTTGAAGAAACAGATGAAACTGAAAACATATATGAAAGTATTGATTTAACGCAAGGTTAAAATGGTAGTAAAATTTTATAAATCATTTGATGGCAAAACTTTTCAAGTTAAACAAGCTGGTGAACAACTGACACCTGTTGAAGAAAGTGCATTAAGAAATAAAATTGGTGGTGATTTTATAGAGTCAACTAAACGTGCTAAAACTTTAAAAAAAGAAGCGGATCAACCTTTAAGTGTTTTTACAAGAACAGGTCGTTTTAGAGGAGCTGATTACAAAACAGGTGTGGGTAATACAGCAACTATCACAGAAGATCCAATAGGTTACATACAAGGAAAAAGATTAAGAACATTTTTTGGTCAAACAGATAATTTTGATGAAAAAGTAGCTTACTTAAATAAAATGACAGGTGATAAAGGTTATGTTGTTGATAAGTTAGGTAATTTTTTATTAACTCCCGAAGGTCAAAAAAACTTAGGTATTACAGCTACAAATGATTTACTTGCAATAGATTCAGATAAATTTGAAGCTGAAGACTTTTTAGATTTTTTAGGTGAGTATGGTTATACTACTGGAGGTTCAATTGCTGGATTTGCCGGTGGTTTAGCTTTAGGAGCAGCTGGTATAGCTACGTTACCCGTCTCCGCTCCTATTGCTGGATTAGCTACTATAGGTTTAGCTGTAACAGGTTCTGGAGCTGGTGCTTATGTTGGTAATGCGTTAAATGAAACACAACAATGGATGAGAGGAATACAAAAAGAATCAGCATCTGAAGTAAATAGAAGAGGATTAAAAGAAGCAGCTTGGGCTGCTGGAGGCGATCTTGCAACTCTTGGTTTGTTAAAGGGTGTTGGAAGAATTTTAAAAGCTAGTCCCAAAAAACAAGCAAAAGTTATTTATGGAGAAGATGCTTATAAAGATTGGTCTAAGGGAGTATCAAAAGGAATAGAACCAACTCCTGCCAAAGATAGTTACAAAGACTTTGTATCAAGAGGATATAGACCAAATCCATACTCAGAACCTTTTTATAATAAAAATTTAAGAGCAAAAATGGGAAGAATTGCTGAACAAATTGCAGGTTTACAAACAAAAAGATCAGAAATAAATGCAAAAGCATTAAGAAAGGAATTTGAAGAAGCCTTAACGCCTGAAGAATTTTCAAAAATTACTGATAAAGACATAGTAGAAGCTATGCAAGATGCTTTAGGTTTAAAAGCAAACGAACTTAGAGATGCAAGTAAAGGTTTTCGTCACAATGTTGTAACTAATGTAGCAGGTATATTAGATAATACTTTAAAGGGTTTAGAAAAAGGTACGATAAAACTTGATGAGGATGCTGGTGTTATATTTAAAACACTACAAGATAATGTAGCAATTGGTTCAACAGAAGCTATTACTGTCGGAGAAAGAGCAGCAAGAAAAGGTTTTGAAAAAATTATGCCTTTATTTGATGAAATAACTCCACAAGACTTACAAAATCAAGCTAGTAAATTTTTTGATTTTGTTGGCCCTAATAAAATGCCAGTAATGAAAAGAGGTTTAACTCCAACAGATAAACTTCTTGCTACTTACTTAAATAACACATTTAAAAGCACCGCTAATGAAAACATAAATGTTATTTCAGCTCAAGTTGGAAAAAGAAAAGTTCCTGTTTTTGCAATGATGTTTGATGAAGAAAAAGGAATTAGATATATAGCACCAGATAGTCTTTTAACAGAAATTCAAAAATTTAAAAAAACAACTCCATTAAAAAATGTAGGAGAAGGAACTTTTGCAAAACTTTACAACACTGAAGGTGAGTTTATAAATAATAAATTTATGGCAGATCAACAAATTCTTTTATCTCCATTACAAGTTAATGAAGTTATACAGGAAATGAGAAAAATAACATTAGCAGCTAATGATGGTATAAATTTTCCTGTAAAAAATTTATGGGACTCAGCTGTTCAAGATTTTGATGTAGCAAATGCTGCTTTAGCTTCTGCTGTTGATTTAGCTAAAAAAGGAAAAGTTATTACAAAAAAAGAACCTGATATTGTTACTCCAGGAACACCAGCATCATTAACTCGTGGAGGAAAAAGAATAGAAGCAGTACCTGCAAAAAGGAAAATAGGCAAAACATATAAACCTAAAGATTATATAGATGGTTTAAATCTTTTAGATGATTACGTTGCTAAAACTTTAGATATTACTATTGATAATAGAAAAGCATTTGAAGCTTTTGAAGAGTTTGGTCTAGGAGTTGCTTCACAAAAAGTTGCCGAAGGTAAAATGCCAATTGAAAATTTGTTTAAATATGTTTTAACAGAACAAGCTGACAGTCCTCAAGTTGTTGAAAGTTTTATAGATTACACAGGAGATGTAATAAGAAGAAAAGATAGGTCAATGTTAAAAACATCTCCAGAAACAGCAGCTCTTGGACAAGATGAAATAATTAAAGATGTTATCGAACAACCTATTTCTTTAGCTAAAGGCCAACAAAAAATTGCTCAAGATGTATTAGAAGAAACAGTTGATGCAAGTAAAACTGCTCAAACTGAAGTAACTAAAGGAAGAACTTCATTACGAAAGCAAGATGAAATATTGTTAAATAAATTAGCACAAGCAAATCCTAAAAAGTTAAAACAAGGTATAAAAGAGCAATTTGGTAAAGAAATAGTAAAAGAAATGGGTGTGGATCAAGGACAAACGACTATTCGTCAAGTTTCAGATGTTATTGCAAAATATGGTTACAATGGTCAAGGAACAGCTGATTCTACGTTACAAGTTATTTTTGGAAAAGACGGAGCAAAAGAATTATTAGATTTAAAAGAATATCTTGACACTATAACAGATTCAGCAATGAGAGCTGGTGATTTTGAAGTAGGAACTGAACAAGCAATTAAAAGTTTATTTGATCAAAATCTTAAATTTTTAGCCGATCCTAATACTTTAGGAACTGCTAGTCTTAAAGAAGTAAGAGATAATGTTAAATTATTTAATAAAAACATGGAAAAACAGGTAGCTTTAACAAGTGATGCTTTTTTTAATAGAATTAAACAAAATGGATTTAAATTAGAAAAAGGTAATGTAGATATTGATGAATTTGTAACTCAATTTTTAAATCCAACAACGAGCACACAGAATGTAGAAAGAGTATTAAAAAAATTAACAAAAAATGACAAAGCAAATTTACAACAAAAAATTTTACAAAGAAGTCTAACAAGAGTTCTTGGAAAAAATGCAGATGAAGTTAACGAAATTATTAATAGTAGAGATTTAAACAATACTCTTTCTGGTGGATTTGTAAAACAATTTGGCGATGATCCAAAAAGATTTAACATGTTGTTTGGTGAGTCTAAATTTAAAAATCCATATAAAGTTATTCAAGGTTTAGGAAACACTTTTGATAAAGTAAGAAAATGGGAAATTGGAAATAGCGGAGCTTTAATAGCTCAAACTTTAGCCGCAGCTTTTGCTGCATTACCAGTAGGTATCTTAACAGGCAATATACCTTTAGCAGCTGGAGCTGGTTTGGCAACACAATATCAAACTATAAAGGCCTATGCTAACATGTTAAATTCAGAGTGGTTTTTAAAAGCATTAGCGGATCCAAGATGGGCAACTAAAACAAATCCGGTAGATTACTTTAATCCTAATAAAGCTAATTTATCTGAATTATTAACTATGTATAATGTAGGTTTAGCAAACACTGCTAGAAATATGATTAGAGAACAAGGTGATGAGCCAGAAGAATATAGTGCAATGTCTAATCAAAAAACAACAGATAGATTAAAAAGAATTGCAAAACCTAAATCTCTTTTTATACCTAGTCGTGAAAATATATCTGATCGTATCTCTGATTTAGGAGGAGTTTTATCAGAAACTATTACAGCTATACCTGGAGCTGTAAGAAGTTCAACACCTTTACCAAAAGTACAAGACTTTAGACAAGATGTTGATGTGTTTAGTGAATTAAACAGAAGAAAAGCTCTAGCTGGTAACAATCCAGACACACAAGCAATAGCAGAAAAAGGACAAAGATAATGAATAGATTAATTGAACCACCAAGAGTAGGAAGAACTATAGGTGATTTTGGTTATAATTCTTCTTCTTTACCAAGATTTGGTGGAGGAAGTAGCCGTAGACTAAGAGGTATACCATCTTACGGTTACGATAAACCTATATCTAGCTATAAAGTTGGTAGCGGTCTTGTAAGACCTAGTGCATTGCCTTCTTCATTAACACCGGCAGGAGGTATAGTTTTTGCTGGTGCTCCAGGTGCTGTTAGTGATTATACAATTGGACAAGAAACTTATGATGTAGGTGGTGCTGCAAAAACACCTTCAACTGGAGCTATGCTTGGAGATGCTTTAAAACTTGCTGCTGTAAGCACTGGAATAGGAACTGGTTTAAATGCTTTAGGATTGCCAACTTTTGGAATGCCAGTAGTAAAAGATTTAGATAAAATAAAATTTGGAAGTTTATTTAATACGGGTAATAGTGCAAAAGGTTTAGGATCAGCCTTTACATCTGGTATTGGAAGTTTAGGTAATCTTATTCAAAATACAATGTCTCAAGCAGGTCCAGCTGGAGTAATAAGTTTAAATTCAGCAGCAGGTATGAGTGCTCCTGGAATAGCTGGTACTGGTGTTCTTTATGATGCAAATATGAATCCAATACAACCAAGTTTTATTGATGGAGTTAAAAGTTTCTTTGGTTATGGCCCAGAAAATACAGCTAATGCTGCTGTTAAATTAAATCCAGCTTATGGACCACAAGATACTGGATTTTTGTCAAGTGTAGGAAACTTCTTTAATGCACCTAGATCTTTTATTCCGGGTGTAAGTGGTACAGGAGCCTCAGCAACAGGTTTTGGTGGAGGTGGAGTACCAGGTCAAGGAATAACAAGCATTGGCAATGTTCTTGGAACTGTCGGTGGTGTATTATCTTTAGCTGATTTTGTAAAAGATCCATCATTAGCATCAGGCCTTGGAACCTTAGCGGGAGCTGGAGCATCTGGTATTGGTGCTTTCTCAGGTCTTGCTACAGCAGCTCCTTATCTTGCCGCAGCAGCTTTAGTTGCTGGTTTATTAGGTATAGGTAACAAAAAACCATCTAATAAAACAGGCTATGCCAGTGTAGATTTTGATAATTTACAATCTCAAAGTTACAGCATTGGTGATTACAAAAGAAAAAAAATGAATAAAGAAAATGTAGAATTTACAAAAAAATTATTAGATCCAATTATACCTTATATAGAAGAAATAGAAAAAAAATATGGTTTTGATTTAAAAGGTGACTTGCAAATAAGTTATGGTGGTCGAGATGGTTTATTTTATAACATAGGAGATATAGATCAAGAAGGGTTATCTAGAAGAGACATGTTTTTAAATAGAGTAGATTACTATGATGGTAGAGATCAAAATGTTTATAAAAAAAGGTTTAATACAGATGAAGCAGGTTTAACTAAATTTTATGACTCCATATTAAAAGATTTAGAAAATATAGCTCAAAATAAAATAACTAATCTTAGACAATATAGAGGAATACAAAGACAGGTTCCTCAAGGTATATTTAGTTATGGTGTATAATGAAAAATACTTTACGTGACTTTCTAATTATTTTTGTATCAGCAGCGGCTGTTAGTAGTTTGCTTTTAGCCGAGGACAGCAATATAACGAATACAACTACGACTACATCAACTGTCACTAGCAATAACACCAACACAAACACTAATTATAATCAAAATACTAATGTTTCTAACAACACCAATACTAATAATACAACAATTAATTCAACGACTAATTCTACTGCAACAAATACCAACAACAATACTTCTGTTGTAACAAGCACTGTTAATCAAACACAAAATGTTAACAACACTTCTTTGATAACTAACAACTCTACAAATCAAAATAACAACACCAATGTTAACACTTCAACAACTTCTAATACCAATAATAACAACAATGTTTCGACATCAAGTTCTGACGTTACAACTAATAATCAAAATTTTAATACAAATAACAATACTTCACAGAATGTAAATACAAACACATCAACAAGCAATAGTTCACAAAAGGTAACACAAAGGGTTAAATCTCCACCTCCGAGCGCCGTGGCTCCTTCCATAATGTCATATAGTCAAGACCTATGCACATCAGGAGCTAGTTCAGCAGTCCAAACTCAATTCTTTGGTGTATCAACAGGTAGAAGTGTGCGAGACGAAAACTGCGAAAGACTAAAGCTTAGTAAAGGCCTCTACGATATGGGAATGAAAGTTGCAGCTGTTGCATTACTTTGTGAGGACGCTCGCGTGTGGCGTTCGATGATGCAAGCCGGTAGTCCTTGTCCGTATAAAGGAAAGATAGGTGAAGAAGCTCGTATAGCATGGGAACAAAACCCAGAAGAAAGACCAGATTGGGAAGAAGTAAAAAAAGAATTAACTGGTTATGAAGTAAAAGCATACAAAAAGAAAGATTTCTGTAACAGGTATCCTAAGCACAAAATATGTTTAGGCTAATAACACTACTATTTTTAACAACATCTGCATGGGCAACAGACCCTACCTTTACTGTTGGTACAGAAAGCATAATAAACATACAAAACTCAGGCACAGCTCTTAATCTTGGAGATGATTCGATGAGTGGTATGAAAGATATTGGTTTTGATTTTACTTTTTATGATCAAACATTTGACCAGGTAAATATATCTATGAACGGTTTCTTTACGTTTCAGTCAAACTTTAATGTATCAAGACAAAGAAACTATTTATCAGAAGCAATACCAGCTACTTCATTTAATTACAGTGTATTTCCAATGTGGACGGATTTAATTAACAGAAACGGTACTCAAAATCCTTATATTCAGACATTTGGTAATACATCTGACACAGATCAATATTTTGTTATTGGATGGTACAATGCAAAAGAATACAGCAATCAATTACAAAATACTTTTGAAGCTATTTTATACGAAGGCACAAATGCAATTGAATTTCGTTACGATAAAATACAAGTCCGCTCACATAATATAACCATAGGAGTTCAAGGCAATAACGAAGCAACAACTTATTTACGTTATTTAGATAACAACAATACAACATATATTGAGACAGATGACTTTAGTCTTACTACAGCAGAAGTTGTAGACGAATCATTTAGTAATCTTTCTTCCCAGTGTTTAGTAGATTCTGCTTACTCAGAGCTTTGTAATGTCTATGATTTAACAAATGACTCTAACGATGATAACTTTCTTTATGGAATAGATGAGGATATAATATTTGGATATGATGAAGATGAAACAATATTTGGGTTTAGCACAGATGAAGACGAACAGTTATTTTCTTTTTCAGTGGGCTTTGAAGATGATAACGATTGGAACGATGATGGCAGCAACATTGATACTATTTTTATTCTTAGCGACACTGAACCTGATCAGGGATTTAATTTAGAAGATGACTCATTACTTATACATATTGATAGCGAGTACGATATTGAGTTTGTGGATGCTCTTCCGGATTTGGAAGAAGAGTTTTTAGAAATAGTAGATATAGAAACAGAAGAAGTAGTTCAATTCTTTGAAGAAGTTCAAGAAAGAGTTGAAGAAGACTTTCTTGTGTTTGTAGAAGAAGAAGTTATTGAAGAAGAAATTGCTGAAGTTATAGAAGAATTATTTGATGAAGAAGAAGCAATCGAGGAAGAAGAAGAATTACTTGACGAATCAATTGATGAAATAAGTCCGGAAGAAATAGAAGAAGAAGTAGAAGAGAATCAATTTAGAAGAAGAAATATATCAACGACAAGGAATACTATCTCAAACCTTGTTACAAGCGTTGTAAGAGGAAGCTATGCGTCTTCAGGTAGTAGCAACTCAAATAACAATAACGGCTCTGTAAACGTCTCTGGTACAACAGTAGGGAATGTTAGTTCACCTACTGCTTCAAATCAAGTTGCTGCTGATCAAGTTCAAACTAATAATGTGTTACAATCTATTACAATTATGCCTATGCCTGGTATTGATAATACACCTTCTGTTGCCATGGCCGAAGTTCAAATAACAACTATGGAGAATCAAATAGAAAGCGTTACATCTTCTGTTATGACTGCATCAGAAGCAGATCAAGTAGCAGATCAAATTGTAGCTCAAAATATACAAGATCAACAAGAAGCAAATGAAAGAAGTCAAAGTGAATCTGGTGAGTATAATGCGCAAGGACAAGCTAACTTATTAGCATATATGGGTTACTCATCAGGTTTTAATGATTATCAAAGTTTAGACATACCTGATGGATCTAGTTGGTATGAACCTAAAGACATATATGCAAATGTTACTTTGAGTGATAACGTAGATGTATATAATAATTTGGTAGGAACTAATTTAAATCAACAATCAAATTTAATACAAACACAAAACATGGAGTTTTTTAGATAATGTCCGAAGAAGTTAAAATAGTAGAAGTAGAGAGAAAGTCTTGGTATAATAATCCGGAGGGTTTTGATAAGTGGAGAGTGTTTCCACGAATACTTATAACATTATATGGTGTTATGTTTTATAAAACTTGTGATTGGTTTATGTCATTATCCGACCCAACTAATGCTCAGTCAGCGTTTGTTTCTATAATAGTGGGCGCTGGAGCTGCTTGGTTTGGTTTATACATTGGTAAAAAATAGGAGATAGTTATGAAAAATATATTACCTAAACTTCAACAGTACATAACCATAGTGGGGGTAATCACGGCCATTGGCGGTGGCTTCTACACTTGGGGTCAGTTTAATTTGCGTCTTGATAATATAGAAAAGAAAAAAATTAAATCAGTAAATATTGTGCCGTTGCAAGAATCTATTGCTGAGTTAACAACAAAAGTTGATAGCTTAGAAAAAAGATTAGACAGAAATGAAGATAGGATTGATAAGCTTGGCAATAATGACAATCCTTTAGCTATGTAACTTTACCTGCTTTTAACTCACCATAGCCTTGAGCAAATGGTCCTTCAGGAACGTCAAGATATTTTGCTTGACCCGTGTTCTCTTTAAGTCTTGAACGAACAATTTTTCTGTCGTCAATAAGTTCTGACACATATCTTCTAAAGGTGCTTTGAGATACACCTTTTAACTCAGGTGGCATTTCGCCTTCACGAGCTACAAAACCATCTTCGCCTGTAACTGTAAAAGGATTACCTTTTTGAGCTGCTAACTTAATTATTTGAACAAGGCTTCTAAGTCTTATAACTTTATCTTGTTCGTCTACAACAGATATATCTTGTGATGTACCTTCTAGTAGTCCCGACTCATCATTACGAACAAATATTCTAACCTCTCTGTTAACAGGGCCATTTGATTTAACAACGGCTCCGTATATAACTTTGTTTCTTTTAAATGTTTCTTCTACTTTTAAACATACTGTTTTAGCTTCTGACTCAGGAGCAGGCCATAAAGCCATGGCAAATCTACTTCCGTCTACAAGAGCTGATGTACCTCTGATTAAATTACGAGCATGTTCCGGAGTGCGAACAGGATACTTCATGTCTATCTTAGTCATGTGATGTACCATGAGAAACGTAGCATTTGTTCTTGTTGCTAGGCTTGCAAAGTATCCTGTTACAAATGCACCATGAGATGGGTCTGCATTGATGTCTGCTAGAATAAAACTAGCAAGAGGATCAATAACAACGAGAGCCAAATTATCCATTTGCATAATCTGTCGCTCAATCTGTTTCCACTCATCCGTGATAACAGGGCGACCATTTTGGATTGCAACGATAGGTACAACGCCACCATGGTCTGGGAACGGGATAATATGTAAGTCACACCCTGTTTCCCTAAATCTATGCCCTTCAGTATCCAACTTTTCAATACGTCTATGTATTTCATCTTTTTCGTCCTCTGCTGTTAAGATAACGACATTGCC